AGTATCACGTAAGTTTAGTAAACGGCGGCGTTATCACTCCAAACGAAGCCCGCAAAGAATTGCGTTATGATCCGCTAGCCGGTCATGACACATTGAGAATACCGGCTAATATAGCCGGTAGTGCTGCTGATCCATCGCAAGGTGGTAGACCAGAGCAATAAAGGAGTATTATGGTAGACAAAGAAAAAATACTGTACTTTAATAGTAAATTTACTGCAAAGGCACTACCACAAGACGATGACGAAGATCAGAGCATAATGATCGAAGGTTACGCGTCTACCAACGACAAGGACCGCCACGGCGACGTGGTGCCCACAGGTGTTTGGGAAAAGGGACTACAGGAATACGTAAAGAATCCTGTTATTCTTGCTTATCACAACCACACAATGCCAGTTGGTAAAATGGTAGAACACAAAGTGGACGATAAGGGATTGTGGATTAAAGCCAAGATCTCTGATGCGGCCGGGGATGTGTACAAGCTCATTAAAAAGGGCATTTTGAGTGCTTTTAGTATTGGCTTCCGCATTAAGGATGCAGAGTACAATACAGCGGCGGAAGTTTTCTTAGTTAAAGATTTGGAACTACATGAAATTTCAGTAGTGTCAGTGCCAGCTAATCAAAACACTTTATTTAACCTTTCCAAGTCGTTTGACACAGACGAGGAATATAGTTTATTTAAACAGCAATTTGCACCCAGCAGCGAGTCAGCTAAAGGGCTAGAATCCTCAACGGAAGCAAATGGCGACATTACAAAGGAATGGAACATGGATCCAAAACAATTAGAGCAAATGTTAGCAGATGCCGCTGCTAAGGCTGCTGAGCAGACAGCTAAGGCCCTAGTACAGGCCCAAGAAAAGGCTGCCGCTGAGAAGGCTGCCCAAGAAAAGGCAGAAGCAGAGCTACAAGCTCGTATCAAGGCTGCCGTTGCAGCAGTAACACCAACAGAAACTGGTGCTGAGAAGCTACTAGCTGAAGTTGAAAAGCGTTTCGAAAACGAGCGCGCTGAGCAGAAGAAAGCCCTAGAAGGTCTAGAAGCTGCACTAAAAGAGAAGGCTTCCGAACTAGAAGCTATTCAAAAGAGCCGTATGCAGTTCACCGACGCTAAGCAAGGTGAAATGAGCTATCAGGACAAGGAAAAGGCTGTTCTGCTGGCTAAGATGGCTGGTAAGAGCCTAGAGAGCACCAAGTTTGGTGGTCAAATGGTTCAAAAGTATGGTGCACACGTACCAAGCGCTACATGGGAACTTGAAGTTAGCCTAAACATGGAAAACGAAGTTCGCCGTCGTCTAGTGATTGCTCCTACTCTGCGTGCTATCGCTATGCAGACCAATGTTATGACTATCCCTGTAAATCCAGAGGCTGGCATGGCAACATGGGTACAGAACGCTCAGTTCGGTACAAGCAATAGCGCAGGTGGCAATGCTACTCACGCTCTAAAAGAAATCACCTTGAATGCATACAAGGTTGCTACAAACGAGTACGTTGCTTTCGAAGAGGAAGAAGACGCTCTACTAGCAATCATGCCAGTTGTACGTGATGCCATGGTTCGCCGTGTTGCTCGTGCAGTTGACAAAGCATTCAGTCTGGGTGCTGGTGCAGGCGCTGATCCTGTTAAGGGTCTGGCCGCTTATGACGCAGCAAGTGCAGTTACACTAGATATCAGCAATGCTGACAAGCTAACTGTTGCTAAACTGCGCGATGCACGTCGTGATCTAGGTGCTTGGGGTCTAGACCCATCCGAAATGATCTATGTTGTTAGCACAGAAGGTTACTTTGACCTACTAGATGATGCTAACTTCCAGACAATGGATAAAGTTGGTACACAAGCTACCTTCCTAACAGGTCAGATCGGTACTGTTGCAAATACTCCAGTACTAGTAAGTGCTGAGTTCAACAGCAAGGCCGCTGGTGAAGTTGCTGCTATTGCATACGCACCAATGAACTTCGTAGTTGGTAATCAGCGTGGTCTACGTGTTGACACAGACGACCTGGTTGAAACACAGCGTCGTGTAATGGTTGCTAGCCTGCGTACAGGTCTAACACAAATTACAACAAACAACGGTGCTGGCGTAAGCGCTATCCGTTACGTAGCTTAATTTTAAGCAGGACAGGGATTGAAAAATCCCTGTCTTTTAATTGGATTTTACAGAGTCCAATTAAAAGACAGGAGGACAGTTGATGGCAGATTTAATTACAAGACAAGAGTATAAAACATATGCTGGCATCAACAGTACCAACCACGATGCCGAAATAGATTTCTTAGTACCAAAAGTCAGTGACTTGGTAAAAACATATTGTCGCAGAGGTTTTGTTGACTTCTATGACGAAGCTAAGGTAGAAATATTTCACGGCGATGTGGACAAGCTAATCTTAAAAGAAACGCCGGTCGTGCAAGTAATTAGTGTAGAGCGTAGCATAGACTACGGCAAAACTTACACAAGACTCGCAAAGTTTACAGACTGGATTCAGGACGGCGACTATATTTTATCATTAGCGCCAAATAACTTTTTTGGTAAACTATTAAATGGCTACAAAGTAAGCTACTTTGCAGGATTTGAAGTGGTACCTGCAGACTTAAAGCTTGCAGTACTAGACTTAGTTACCTACTATCGCAAAAACGACGGCGCTATTCACAGTACAAAAGCGCCAGGCACTAATAGTGTGCAGATCGAATACGTAAGCACTGCAAGCTTACCAGCACATATTAGACGTGTACTAGATATGTACGTTGCGGATTATACATAATGGCAAAGATACAAGAGTTTGTCAGCACAGCTTTAGTACAAAATTTAGCAAAAGAATTATTAAACGCTATAGGTGATGACGTAAAAACAGCAAATACAGCACTGTTTGAACGAAAAACTCTTAATTTTAGAGATATAATTGATAATAGTTTTCCAACTATGCTTATTGTTGACTATGACAATATTGAAAAAGAGTTAAAACTTTATCAAGATATAGATACTTCTCTAAAACAATATATAAGTGAAACTTATAAGCCTACAGCAAAAGATTATAATGTAGCCAAGTTTTCTGATGCAGAAATAAAAATGCTACTGCGAGCCATTAGGCTCGGCATTCAAAAATTTAGTGCAAAACGTATTTCTTATAGTGCCCTACAGCAGTCATTAAAAACTATTGTAGATCAAGATATTGGAACTAGTACAACTATTGTAAAGGTACGAAACTTATTTTCAGTACCATATAAGCTTAGCGATACAATAGGAAATGCAGAAGTAATCATATTTCCTAGTTTTGCACGAATAGGCGATCTATTACGGGCTCCGCTAGAAATCGGTTTATCTATTGCACAAGAAGAAGCCGATAAAGATCTAGGTATTGACAGTATAGGTAATATACTCGCTTATGGTCACAGTGCCGCAGGATATGTAGATCAAGAAACTGGTACTACAGTCCTAAATTTTAATAGTCCAAAGCTATTAGGTATTATGTTTGATGTTTTACAAACAGCAAGCGATACCTCTACAAAAGCACCAGCAGGTAAAGCGTTAGAAGCAGCTACCTTTTTTACTGAAGACACTAGACAAACAGAAATCTTTTTACAAATAGACAAAGATTTTTCTGAAAACTTCGTAAAGTTGTTTATAACTGTAGGTGGAAATATTGTAAGATTTGAAAATAGTCTTATAAATTCTAGACGCGGTAGTGTTTTGGAAAAAACCGAAAAGCGTGGCGTAAACAAAGCAGTACTAGAGAAGCTTGCAAGAGCTTTTACAAGTGCTCAGACCGTTATTGGATCTAGGCTATCAAGATATATACTAAATAAAAAGAGTTCACCAAACTTATTAGAATATATAAATCACGTAATTACTTCTGGCATTAAAGGTACTAAACCATCTTCGCACAAAAGTAGTAAAACAGATAGTTCCAGAGACGTAGTAAAGGTTAAAAAAGAAGTTGTTTCCGGCATTGCAAAAGGTAAAGCAAAACTACCCAAAGCACAAAAACCGCAGACAAGAATACCTGCAAGAGCCGCTAAAAAAGGCATAAGCTTAGCCAGATTACAAATCATATTAGACAGTTTACTAGTAGATCAAGTTAAACGTAATATGGGTAGCGGGGAAAGACGAGATGTTTTAAACTTACGAACTGGACGATTTGCGGAAAGTGTAAGAATAGAACGACTAAGTGAAAGTCGCGAGGGTATGATTACGGCATTTTATACCTACATGAAAAATCCTTATGCAACTTTTAGTACTGGTGGCAGGCAGCAACTACCTCGTAGCAGAGATCCAAAACTGTTGATAAGTAAATCAATACGAGAAATAGTACAGCAACAAGTAGCTAATAGACTAAGGGCTGTTAATATATGAGCAGAAGAACAAGTATAGTAAAGGCCCTAGCAGAAAAATTTAAAGAAATAGATGGTACAGGGCCGTATAAAACCAATCTGTTTCAAAATAGTTTTCCAAAACTAAGATTTTGGGATGAAGTACAAGACTTTCCGTGCGTATATATGCACCCTGGTAGCGAAACGCGCGACTATTTACCTGCTAACTTTACGTGGGGCATGTTAATGGTGTGCGTAAAAGTTTACGTGCGCAGTGAAGACGACGCACAAGAGCAGCTAGAAAGCTTGATCGAAGATTTGGAACGGTGCATAGATGCAAATCGTGTACTACAATATGATGTAGATAATAATTTGGAAACAACGGAAATCCTAATTCAAAGTATTACTACAGACGAAGGTTTACTGGCTCCTTATGGCGTTGGTGAAATAAATTTAGAAGTGCGCTATGCACTAGATAACTAAAGGCACAAATACAGATAAATGTCTAGTAACTGTGCCAACAGTTAGCAACTAAAAAAGGAATAACTATGGCAGTTAATTTAATTCGTAATAGTAGAGTTTTCTTTACTACAAACGTAGATAGCCAAGGTCGTGTTCGCGCAGGCGCTTATAAGGATTCAGCAAATCCTTTTACTACTAGCAACACCTTTGAGTTTCAGGTTTTGGAAGGCATGACTTTTAGTCAAAATACTACAACTGATACAGTTACACTAAATGAAGCTGGTGGTACACCTGCTCGTGGTCAGCGCAGTTTTAACACTGCTCTTGAGCCACTAGACTTTAGTTTCTCAACTTATTTACGCCCGTTTAATAACGGTACCACAATAACTTGTGAAGAAAGTCTACTGTGGAATGCTTTTGCCGGTAGCATAGCTATTGGTCAAACAAATGCCGCCTGGGCCAATGGTGCTAGCAAAGGTGAGTTAGTAATGACTAACAGTAACAAACACCAACTGCAGGCTTTTGGCTTAATCGTTGTATTCGACGACCTGGCCTATGTGTTAGACAACTGTGCTCTAGACACAGCAACCATTGACTTTGGAATTGATGCAATTGCAAATATTCAGTGGGCAGGTAAGGGTAGCTTGATTCGTCAATTAAACATCACAGCAGACCAACCAAGTGCCGGTAGCGTTACATTAGACGGAACAGATTTAAGCGCTACAGCAGACGCTGCTAAAGCCAAGAATACTGATGCTAAGTACATTACTAACAAGCTAACAGTACTACAAGTTAATAATACTATTAACGATTTTACGGGTAGTGACTTTACAGTACCTATCACAGGTGGCAGTATTACACTGGCCAACAACTTAACGTACCTAACACCAGCTAACCTCGGTGTAGTTAACCTGCCTATCACCTATTTTACAGGTACACGCAGTGTTACAGGCACACTAACAGCTTACCTACGTAGTGGTGCAACAGAAACTGGTGGCCTGCTAAGCGGATTACTAGCTAATGCAGCTAATGAGATCGACCCAGATTATGCAATCAATATTCAAATGGGCGGAGCTAGCGGTACGCACGTTGACTTAAAGATCCCTGCAGCTATGTTACAGATTCCAACTGTAAACACAGAACAGGTTATCTCAACAACCATTACGTTTAATGCACAAGGCTACACAGGAACTGACTTCAATATTGACCAGGCTAACGAAATCAGTATTGAATATTACGCAACTGTTTAAGCTGTTAAATTTACAGCAGGTGCCGGCTTGATCACCGGCACCAATTTTTAGATTCTAGAAAATAAAACAAGGAAACACATGGCACAGGAAATTAGCCTAAAGTCTCTATTAGTTCCAAGTAAAACTGTTGAAGTGGAATACCCAGGGTTTCCAGGATTCAGTATTGAACTTAACTACTTAAGCAGAGACGGCTTAATTAATTTACGCAAAAAGTCAACCAAAACTATTTTTAAAGGTAGACAGACTACTGATGAGTTTAATGAAGACTTGTTCTTAGAACTTTATGTTGATGCAGCTATCAAAGGCTGGAAGGGCTTAAAGTTTAAATACATTAATCTTCTAGTACCAGTAGACGTATCCGAATTCGACTCAGAAGATGAATTAGCTTATAGCAAAGAAAACGCACTAATGCTGATGAAGAATTCTAGCGACTTTGATAGTTTTGTTAGCGAACGGGTAAACGACCTGGGAAACTTCTCCAAGAGCAGTTAATACTGCTTAGAGAGTGGCTTGTAAATTATATGCAAAATACCGCTGTTGGAATGACCAAGGAGCGATATTTTGATATGTGTGAACAATTGGGCACACAACCTATTGATAGTGAAACTCCTGTAGAGTTTGACGATTTTCCTGCCGAAGCACAGTTAGCATTAAGCATATATAAACTACTACGAGACGAGTGGGAATATATGGCCGGAAATTATTTAGGTAAAAACTTAAATGGTATATTTGAAGTTTTTGATGCATATGAAATAGAGGCCTGCGATAAACGGTTTTATTTAGAATTAGTCCACATGATTGATTCAGTTAGAATCGAAGAAATTAGAAAACAACAACCAAAAGAAAAACCCGCTAATTAAAACCTAGCGGGTTTTTTATTGCTAAAAATATTTTGGTTTGACAATTGGCTACTATAATGCTATAATGGTACCAATTAATAATCTACCTATACAGGTTGGCCAAGGAGCATCTATGGCAGGAAATCCAATTAACATTAATCTTAATGTTACTGATAATGGTGATACATTAAAGAAGCGCAATCAAGAAGCCAAAGAACTTGGGCAACATTTAACTCGCGCCGCACAATTATCAGAAAAAGCACTTAGACCAGCTGCACAAAAACAGCCAGGAGAGGGCACAGAATACGGTCGCGCTCGTGGTAGCATGGGCACTACCGGAGCAAGCGCACGAGATTTTGCAAACCAAGCACAGGGTCTTGGTGGTTTAGTTCGTTTATACGCTACAGTTGCTGCTAATTTATTTGCGGTAGGGGCAGCTTTTAATGCTCTGCGCGAAGCAATGAATACAAGCAACATGATAGAGGGCTTAAATCAGCTTGGTGCACAAAGCGGTCAGAGTCTTGGCATTTTGGCAAAAAACTTAGCAGCAGCTAGCGGTGGCGCCATTAGTTTACGTGAAGCCATGGAAGCAACTGTAAAAGCTACAAGTAGTGGCATGAGCAGTAAACAACTAATGGAACTCGGCAAAGTTGCTAGAAATGCATCACAGGCCTTAGGCTTAACCATGAGTGATGCTATAAGCAGATTAA